ATGAAAACAATCTTGTCTGCTGGTGCAAACATTCTTTTTCCATCTTCAAGTAACGCTTTATTCAATAGCGTTTCTACTAGAGCTTCAACCATGTGTCCTTTAGCGTGTAGTTCAATAATCTTTTGTTCTACTGCAAAGCTAGTTGCTGCCTTAAAATAAATTGTTGCGTTCCACTCTGGAACTTCTATCTTCATCATTTCTTGTGCTAGGGCACTCTTAAAGTGACCTCTTGCATTGTTTAATACTGATTGTTTTTCTTTACTCATTTTATGGTTTCCTTGTTTTGTTTATTGCTGGTTTTACAATGGCTTTTGCTTGTCTGCTGTATCCCTTGTCTAACCTTTCAATGTACTCTATGTTATTTCTTATAACAATCTTCTTGCCACCTTGTTCAATAACTTTGCCCATCTTCTCAACATTCTTCCAACCACGCTGTGCTTGTCCGGTGTCTATAGGGGTTAATGTAACTAGTTTGGTGAATAATCTTTCTTGGTATTCATTATAATCACGGGCTATTTCTTTCAATAGCTTTTTACCTGCTTTTGTAGAAATGCCCATGACTCTAATTTACCTTACGGTGTCAAATCTGTAGCTAATTGACCAGTACCACTAAAGCTCAAACTTACTGTTTGAACATCACCTAGTGACGCTGAATTTTCAATAGCTGTAACTACTGCATTACCTGAAAAACTCATACCAGACTGACTAGCATCTGGGTAAAAGATTAATGCAACAGTAGTACCTACTGTAACTTCATTAGCTGCCTGAGTTGCTGTTGCATCCATGAAGTTGGCGTCTGCTGAGCCTTCCCATGATAACAATCCAGATTTGTGTTCTTTCCAAGTTGAGCCCATAGCCGCACACTCCAGTACCTCAGCACTTTGTGATACACTCCATGAAGTCAAACTTGCAATGTTGGTGCCATCAACTGATAAAGCACCGTCTTTTCCTGCATAACATGACATAAATATTTCTCCTAATTATGTATTATTTAATTGATAACAATATTCAGTGGTGAATATCATCCTACAACTTGCAAAAGGGGCACTTTCACCAGTTGCTACAGTCTCTACTCTTGAGAGCCTAATATCTTCTACAGTTGAATCTAAAGTTCTGTCAGCCATTAGTGTATTTTCAATTGACTCCACAGCAATATTACGCTGTGTGTCTCTTTGTCTTCCACCAATAATTAACACTACTGCAATTTCCATACTGCCCATACGCATCAACCCAGTTGTTCCCATTGTCATAGTAATATCTTCAATGTCTTCATCTGTGGTTTCAATGTATACGGCTGGAAAGGCAGTCTTGGCTAGTTCATTGGGATCAATTGGATCCCTTTCAACTTTACCTAGTTTTACACTGCGTTGAGCCTTTAACAACTCAACTACTTTTACTAGTATATCTTCTCTGCGTGCCATTATCTATACAACCTAGTTTGACTTACTTGTTTGACATCAGTTGATGGATCAATTGAACCATCTCCTTCAAAGTCATACTTGATACCTATTCCAAATTGTATTTCCCATTCTTCATTGTAGCGTTCTTTGTAAAACTCTAACTGTTCTCTGAATGGATCACCCTCTGGTCTAAATGTACTAAGTCTTGGTAGTATATAAGCATACATTGTATGATACACTGCGGTTTTAGTCCACTGTGCTTCAACTAACTTACTACTATCAAATTCAGTTCTGCTGTAGAATTTGTTCCACCACTTGAATTGAATCATATTAATAACATCAGTCTGTGCCTTGGCCAGTTCTTCTGTCCAGTCATCAACACCTTGTTGGAATATTTCTGGTGCATATTCTTCTAAATCTGTATTTGTAGCAAATGCCATTTAACTTCTCCTGTATTAGTTTGTTACAGGGCTTAGAGCCCTGTAACTATTTGCCTGTATTAGGCTGCGTCTTGTACAACTACACCGCGTGTTGCATCAATAACATCAACACCAAATGCTGCTGAAGCTACAATGTCATTACCAACTGCTGCTGCTCTGCGTTCTACTTCAACATTAACTCCACCTTGCATAGCCATGCGTAGTGCGTCACCTGAGAACACTGCAAATTTAGTGTTTGTTAGGCCTGTGTTAGTGTCATTTAAGTGTGAACTTACATAACATGGTGTGCCTGCAATCATGCCAATAAAGCCTGATTTCATAGCTGCGTTTTGTGTTTCACCACCTGCAAATGCAGATGAACCAATTACTGACATAAAGCCTTGGTATGCTGCTGCTGAAACTACACAATTAAGTGCACCTGTTTCACCTGCGGCACGGATTGTTCCAATTGCTTCATACAATTCATCTAAAAGATTAGTTGTTGCTTCTTGGGCTGTTAATGCACCAAGTTGTGCTGATACTAATGCGTCTACTTTAGATGCAATAGCGTTACCCATGATTCTACCCAT